TTCCGGTAGGTTAATCAACTCAAACCGAATCCGCCGGAAACGCTCGATTTCATCAACAAAGGTTTGCCCCCCGCGTGATTTGGTGATTCTGGAATCATCCACAAATTCGAACTCAACGCCATTGGCGTAATTGATCGAGGGTTTATACGCTGGCCCCGCAATCAATCGACCGGCTTGAATATATCCATCAGTATTGTCCGGATCGGAAATATCAATCCGCAAATATCGCGCTTGAACCGGTGATGATAAAACCGCAAACGTCGAGATCGTATATTGAGCGGCCACCGTGATGTTCAAATATCCGCCCCAAGAAAACACACCCCAAGGCAAGGTGCCAAATTCCTCGACGATCGGCCAGGCATCAATCAAACCGGAATCATAAACCGTTGATGAGAAATCAGAGGCATTCGAAAGCCGCCACCGGATTTTGCCGGTTTGCGAAATGGTGTGTTTAATCAATGCCGCGAAATCCACAATTCGCCCTTGACCGAAATCAACATCGATTTGAGCGGTGGTTTGCGTATTGCGCCAAATCTTCACAATTTGCCGATCTTGTAAGTTGGTGATCGGCAATGTTCCGACCGCATTATCAACCGTGATCGTTCCGGAGTCGGAATAATTAGTCGAGGAAATGATCATATTGGTTGGCATGTTTTATCCCCACAATTCCAATTCGACCTCATTCACCGCCGCATCCTCAACGATAGAAATCACCCGAAACAATTTGCCGCTTGTCAAATTATACCGACTAAATGTGATTTTTACCACATCATTCAGCTTGAGGGTGTAAGGTTGGGTTTTAACTAATATCCGATAAATATCGCGCTGCGTTTTGTATATTGTCAAAAGCCTTGCCGCTTCCGTTGCCGCCGGTGATGACTCCGCAAACAATGCCGGAATGATGAGCGGATCGGAATTTGGATATGGCGTTTGAATGGCTGTGTCGGTGGCAATGGCAACATCGGATTCACGAACCAGGAAATCCCGTTGCGCCGTTGTGATCGAGGCACCGAAATCCGTTTCACTCATCACCCGATAATTCTTTTTAAAATTCACCCGCGCTTGATAATTCGGAACCGCCGAGGCAAGCCGCGTGATCTCAATGATATTTGTCGAGTCAAATTCCGCCGCCGCCGTTCCGGTTGCGAGTTCAATCCGGTTCACCTCGAAATCACCCGATCGATCGAATCCATAATATGCCCCTACCGTGTTTGCGATTTGATCGAGAACCTCGAGGATGGTGGTTGTATCCGGAACATAAACGCCAACCGCTGAACTATTGTCGGTGTTTAAATCCGAAAATGAGGTTGTGTTCAAATCGCCTGGATCGGCCAACCCGCCATAATCTGTGACAATATGGCGAATAATATCTCCGGCGGTTTCTTTATAGGAACCCGATGGCTTTGAGCCTTTGACATCCGCCGTGATGACACCGCTCGGCGCTGAAACCAGAGTGAACCGGCCATTCGTTAAATCAACCGTGTAATGGGTTGTAAGAGTCAACGCGACCCCGCCATCATAAACCGCAACAATCGATTCGATTTGCCCATTGTGGACTTGATAAACGAAATTTGTCGCATCAACCAAGATCGGCTCAATGTTGAAAACCTCTCCAAAGCAGAGCGGTTTCGGTTGGTTTGCCAGGTTGCTCGACCCCTCATTGCCGCCGGTTCCGGCATAAAGAACCGAGGGAAAATCCACATCGAAATCGGTTTGTCGATCGCGCAAAATCACCCGAATGAATAAATCATCGAACTCGATCGATTTGGCCTCGCCTTGGAATATGGTGAAATAATATTGGAAATCCGCTCCGGCTTCACCGACTCGAACCTCAACCGATCGGCCATCCCATCCATATCCCGACCAGGCATCGAGAAAACCATCGGCATTCGTTAAAACCAATTCGCCAAAACCAGGCACCGAGAAACCCCCAAGCCGCTCCGATGCAAACATCGATCTTGAGAATGAAATCGGCTCAACCAATCTCGGCTCGAATATTGTGTTCGCCGGTGTATCGGTTGGCTCGGTGACAAATCCCTCACCGGAATAATAGAGAGTCAATTCGCTCGCACCGCTCACATCATATGGCTTGAGAATAACCAGATATTTCTTTTTGGCATATGGGTCGGCAACTAAATCCGCGAGAGTAGTGGCAACCATTACGCTCTCGCCCCCGCGAGTTGACCGGCTGACATTGCGCGGCTGAGTTGCCGCCGCAAGGTGATGATTTCCTCTTTCATATCATTCACCGCGCCAATGAGGTCGGACGCATTGCCCTTGATCGGTGCGACCGTGCCATTGCGTTGAGGGATGAACAATTCCGGCCCTCTTTCACCCACTCTCACATTGTCACCGGCATGAACATTCGCACCGGTCATTCCGGCCAAATATGGCGCGGCTTCATTGTAAAGAGTTGAGAATCGATCCGCTCGGTTTTGTGAGAATGTGCCTTTGTCTCTACCCATGCCGCCGGTGACACCGACAATTTTATCGCTTATCGCGCTCGAGAGCGAATCGACAAATGTGCTTTTGGCAAGTTCGATGCCGACCGATGTAGCGATTGTTGATAGGCTTCCACTGCCCAAAATACCCGCCGCGAACGAACTCGAAATGCCGCCGCTAACACTGGCCGCAAATCCTGCACCCGCGCCCATATTCGCCATGATTGCGGGGCCAACACCAGGCAAGATGAATGAACCCGCCAACAATGCAATCGTCGCTAAATCGCCGCCCATGATGCCCTCAACCAACCCTTTGACCGCATCAGAAACCGCACCAATCACATCACCGATAGCATCAACGATCCCATTCACAACATTGCCAATCGTGTCAACAATCCCGCCGATGATGTTTCCGATTCCCTTAATTATGCCGCCTAAGAAAAACCCTGGCATCAATGAATCCATCAATCCGGAATCGATCGACATTCCGCCGCCGCTTGGCATTTGTCCGGCATTGATTGCATCAAAGAACCCCGATCCGAACTTTGAAACGCTCGAGGCTTTGATCACATATTCGCCCGAGGAAACCCGAGCCAAAACATCATCCGCCTTTGGCCCACCGGAACCAGGAACCAAACCACCCTCTGCGAAACTGAGGCTCGGGAATATATCACCGAGGAAATTCAAACCGGTGGTGATCACCGCCTTTGCCGCAAGATCAGCGAGACCGCGTTTGATGGCATCGGTGAACGTGCCGAAATCTAGCTCGCCGGTCATAAAGAAATCGGAAAGCGTTCCCTCGAGTGAGCTAAACGATTGCCCGACCAAATCTTGCATATTCGCGGCATTGTCGGAAATTGCCTGATAATAATCTTTGACGCCTTTGATCGCACCCGCGCCGAATGTTTTTTCATTCTCCGCGTTGTAATCGATCATTTCGCTTTTGATGTCGCTGAGAATCTTTTGATATTCATCGCCCTCGATAATACCGGCGGCAAAAGCATCATTCGCGATTTTCTGTCGAGTCGCCAAATCATCGGTGGTTGTATCGAGGCCAAGAGCCTCTCGAGCCAACGCATTCAACGCGCCATCCATTTCACCAATCGAAATGACACCCGCATCAACCATCGCATTCAACGCGGCTTTTTCATCTTTCAAATCGGTGATTGCGGCTGAAACCGGTGAAAGCCTAGTTTTCATCGAATCAAGAGCGGATTGGAAATCCGATGTTGAGATCGTGCTTTCGTCTAGCTTATCGGAAACGCCCTCGATGGTGGGAATAAGATCGGCCAAGGTTGCATCGCTACGAACCACCTCGGCATTCATGTTCCCCGATTCTTTTTTGAATTGCTCAACCTGTTTTTCAACGTCGATAAACTCGAGGCCGAGAGCATTCATCGCACCCTCAACCAAGTTGGTGATTTTGAGGGTTTCGACAAATTCGGCAAGTTGCTCGGAAACCTTGTCTTTCAAATCATCGGTGGCAAGAGTTGCCGCACCTAGACCGGCTCCCAATGTTCCGAGTGCAACCACCCAATTCTTTGTGATGATCTTGATCGCAGTCAATGCGATTTGAGAGGTGACAATCGCTCGAGTGAATTTAACAATTTGATTCCCGACCGCGAGAATCTTTTTGATCACCAAAACCCCGAAAACAATGTCGAGAATATTTCCGATTTCCTCAAGGTTTAAGAAAACCAAATCAAGAGCGCCAACAAAAACCAAAAGACCCTTTGTCATTTTATCCGAAATCATTTCCGCGAGGGCATCATTGCCATCGATGAAATCACTCAACTTTCGGATCGAACTCGCCAAAGCCGCACCAAATCCGGATTCACCGATCGCAAACATGAACGAATCAACATTGTCTCGCAAATTGGTGATGGCCCCACCGAGGGTGGCCGCTTGCCGCGCTGCACCCCCTGCAAACGCAACGTCGGAAATCTCTGTCAACGCCTGGACGATCGCCGCCGAGTCATTGTCCACAACCTTTGTGATGTCACCCATTTTGAGGGTGATTTTATCGCCCTCTTTCGATGCCTTGATTCCGAACTCTTTGAGCCGCTCGAACTCGCCAACAGAGGCATCCGCCACCGCCTCGGCGAATTGCATGATTGATTTGGATGTTCCACCCGCAATATCCGCGAACGATCCGAGTTGAGCCTCGGTTGGTTTAATACCTTGAGCCACCAAAATATTGAAAGAGCCGACAACCTCTTGCAATGAGAATGGTGTTTGTTTTGCAAAATCTTGCAAAATCTTGAATGCGGTGTCGGCATTTTCAACCGATCCGGTGAAAGTAACGAGCGAGGCTTGAAGGCTTTGAAACTGTTTGTTGACCTCAACCAAATCACGAATGAACACACCGGCGAAAACTGCGCCCAATGCCCCCGCGACTTTCGCAACATTTACGAAAGCCGTGTTGACCGTGTTTAGATTTGATTTAAGAGTTCGAAACGCGCGTTGCGTTTCATCTCTAGCGGTTAATCGGGTTTCGAGCCTTTGAGTTGCCATTCTTTTTCATCGCCTGTTTTTGTCGATCGGATTGAATTTGCACATAAACCGACCATTCAATAAACTCATCAACAGACATTTCGGTTTCAATTTGTTCAACCGTCTTGCCCAACTTTTCAGCGAGAAAAAATAAAAACTGACGTTCCTCGCTCTTTCTTAGTTTTTTTCCAAATCCTCGGCCATCGACCCCATAATTTGATTTGCGATCCGCGCAAGAACTTGAGCATCAACGCCATTCCTCAATGATGATTTATCACTGATTTGGAAAATCTTTTCACCCTCTGAATCGAGAGCCTTGAGAACAAGAACCTCGGCAAGTGCATCCGCTTCCGATTGGTTTTTCACCGCGAATTGCAACTTGCCTTGGTCTTGCAATGTAAATGGTCGAGTGTAGAAAACGAAAGGATTCCCATCATCATCCGCCCATTCCGGAACCACAATTTCCTTGATGGGTTGGTTTTGATAATGAGCCTTTGCGCGATCGATCACGCTCATCCCATTTGATTTTGAATTAGCCGCCATAATTCTTTTCCCTTATGAAACTGTTGACTCGGTCAACGCTCCGGTGCCTTGGAATGTGATCGATGCCTCAACCAAGCCATCGAATGATGCGGTGATTGTCCGGCCAGTGACCAAAACCGTTCCGCTCAACTTATGATCGCCGGTTGTGTTGCCTTCCATCTGAATATTCAGAGTTGCGCTTGTGCCAACCGTCAACGCGCCCTGGCCGCTTGTGTCGGTGTCATCAAAGAAAACATCTGCCGAACCACTGAAAGATTTCAATGATGTCTTATATGTTCTCGAGGTGTCACCCATCGACGTATCTTCTAGGGTGTCCATTGTTTCATCGATGGAATATGAACGAACTTCGGCAACCTGGTCTGTTCCGACCAAGATCACCCCATCACTACCGCTAAATGTAGCCATTTTTTAATCCTCACTTTCAAGGGTTTTGGGTTTTGCGGTTTTCACCGCCTTCGATTTGGATGAGGGTGATGCCTTCCATCCTTTAGCCTCAAACGAAGCTAAATCTTCTGCGTTTATCTCGATCGGCGATCCGCCGCTCGGTGGATAAACTTCTATTCTCTTTGCCATTTTTACGCCCTTTCCTTAATAGACCGTTTCTGCATCGGCTTCCGTTGTAGAATACAGGATTTCGAAAATAAATCGACCCACAACAACAGGTTTCTCGCCTTCACCCGCAAAATCGGCCTCGAACGAAATAAGGCGAGTATCCTTTGCATATCCGCCCCGAGTTCGATCGGTTGCCATTGCCGCCTCGATTTCCGCCGCGCTTGCGTCCAAAATATCATCCGCCGTTGCG